CCCTTAACTACCCGTTTTTCTTCAAGCCTATACAAGATGGTATGGATAGACCGAAGACTGAACTGGCATATAGGGTTCCTGCTTCTAAGCTAACCCGCAAATCTATACAGTCGAAGGAGACGCGTGTTGAAATGGAAGGTCTGGATACAACTATTGATTGGAAAAACACCGGAGATAACTCTTACGATGGTGAAAAGCTAAAACTGCTAGTGCATGATGAAAGCGGTAAGTGGGAAAGACCAGACAATATACTAAACAATTGGCGCGTGACAAAAACGTGTCTTAGATTAGGTAGTCGCATTATAGGTAAGTGCATGATGGGTTCCACATCAAACGCTTTAGAAAAAGGAGGCGGTAATTTTAAAAAGCTTTATAACGACTCTGACGTTACTAAGCGCAATAATAACGGGCAAACAAAATCAGGATTGTACAGTTTGTTTATTCCTATGGAATGGAACTACGAAGGTTTTATTGATGAGCATGGTCAGCCCGTATTTGACACTCCAAAAGAAGAAATCGTTTTAGATCCGTTTGGTGATACTATTGATACAGGAGTTATAGATTACTGGAACAATGAAGTTGAAGGCCTTAAAGGCGACCAGGACGCGTTAAATGAATACTATAGACAGTTCCCGCGTACCACTGAGCACGCGTTTAGAGATGAAACTAAAAATAGTATTTTTAACTTAGCAAAAATTTACGAACAAATTGATTATAACGACGATCTGCGTAATACTAATATCATAACCACCGGTAATTTTCAGTGGGAAGCAGGCGTAAAAGACACTAAGGTAATGTTTTTACCAAGCCCGCAGGGTAGATTTAAAGTGTCTTGGATACCTAATGCTGATGTGCAAAACAGATCAATTGTTAAAAACGGTATAAAATATCCAGGGAATGAACATATGGGTGCATTCGGCTGTGATAGTTACGATATTTCAGGTACTACCGACGGCAAGGGCTCAAAAGGTGCGTTGCATGGACTAACAAAGTTTAGCATGGAAGACGCGCCACCTAGTACATTCTTTTTAGAATATATAGCTAGGCCTCAAACTGCGGAGATATTTTTTGAAGACGTGCTAATGGCTTGCGTCTTTTACGGAATGCCTTTATTAGCTGAGAATAACAAACCTAGATTACTTTACTACTTTAAGCGTAGAGGGTACAGGGGTTATTCTATGAATAGACCTGACAGATTGTGGAACAAGCTTTCTGTAACTGAAAAAGAAATTGGAGGTATACCAAACTCCAGCGAAGACATCAAGCAAGCGCACGCGGCTGCTATTGAGATGTACATAGATAAGTACATTGGATTAAAAGAAGATGGCACTTACGGTAGTATGTATTTTAATGATACCTTAAACGACTGGTCTAAGTTCGATATAAATAACCGAACAAGATTTGATGCCGCGATTAGTTCTGGATTAGCCGTAATGGCTTGCCACAAGGATATGTATAGACCAAATGCCGCTTTACAAAGAACAAAATTAAATCTCAATATTGCAAGATATAAGCAAGACGGAGATATATCGAAAATAATAAAATAAAACTATGGCTGAGTCAGTTGTAAATAATTTTTTCCCTAGCCAGGTTGCTAGCGACCAGGAGAAGATGTCATTTGAGTATGGCCGCCAGGTAGGTAGAGCTATTCAATCTGAATGGTTTGGTGGCAATTCAGGGAACGTAAGATTTCAAAGTAATCAAAATAGTTTTCACGGGTTAAGATTATATGCTAGAGGCGAACAGCCGATACAAAAGTATAAAGATGAATTATCAGTTAATGGCGATTTGTCTTATCTTAATTTAGATTGGAAGCCTGTACCCATACTATCTAAGTTTGTTGATATTGTTGTTAATGGTATTGCAGACAGATCTTTTGATGTAAAAGCATATTCGCAAGACCCTTACGGTGTTGAAAAGCGCACTGCATATATGGACTCTATTATAAGAGACATGCAAGCGCAGGAGATTAATGATTACGCGGCCGAAGCATTTGGTATTAACTTATACGAAAACGATAAAGAAAATTTACCGGGTTCAAAAGAAGAGCTAGAGTTGCATATGCAGCTAAGCTATAAACAAGGTATTGAAATAGCTGAGGAAATAGCGATTAATACTTTGTTTGATGGCAACAATTATGATTTAGCTAAAAGAAGAGTATATTACGATTTAACAACCATCGGTATCGGTGCGGTTAAAAATACATTCTCAGAATCCGAGGGTGTTGTTATTGACTACGTAGATCCAGCAAACCTGGTTTACTCTTACACTGAGTCTCCTTATTTTGAAGACATATACTATGTTGGGGAAGTTAAGAACATACCGATCAACGAATTAAAAAAGCAATACCCTCAGCTTGATCAGGCACAGCTTGATAAAATAAAAGCAGCAGGGTCTTATAATAATACAACTTCTTGGAATCAATTTAATGACGGCGCTGATCGTGGCTATGATTCTAATACGGTGCAGGTTTTGTATTTTAATTACAAGACTTACATGAACGAGGTGTACAAAGTAAAAGAAACAGCTACCGGTGGCTTAAAAGCTATACCAAGAGACGATCAATTTAACCCACCAATAGATTCAGAGGGATTCGCTAAAGCATCACGTTCGCTCGAGGTATTATATGAAGGAGCTATGATATTAGGCCCTAGTATGCTATTGGAATGGGGTATGGCAAAAAATATGGTACGCCCTAAAAGTGATTACAATAAAGTAAAAATGAATTACAGTATTGTAGCACCCAGAATGTATAGAGGTCGCATTGAGTCGATTGTTAGTCGCTGTACGGGTTTTGCTGATATGATACAGCTTACGCATTTAAAGATGCAGCAGGTACTATCTAAAATGATGCCTGATGGAGTTTACATGGATGCTGACGGCCTTGCTGAAATTGATTTAGGTAACGGGACAAATTACAACCCACAAGAAGCACTTAATATGTTCTTCCAAACGGGTTCTGTTATTGGTAGATCATTTACACAAGAGGGTGATATGAATCCTGGTAAAGTGCCTATTCAGCCGTTACAGACCGGCGCGGGTGGACAGAAGCTGCAAACATTAATTCAAACATATAACTATTATCTGCAAATGATCCGTGATGTAACGGGTCTTAATGAAGCGCGCGACGGGTCAAGTCCTGACGCACGAGCGTTAGTTGGTGTGCAGAAATTAGCAGCGGCAAATTCAAATACGGCTACAAGACATATATTGGATTCTGGTCTATTCTTAACAGCAGATACAGCAGAGTCTTTATCACTTAGAATATCAGATATACTTGAGTACAGTCCATCTAAAGAAGCGTTTATACAAAAAATAGGCGGTTTTAATGTAGGTGTGTTGGAAGAGCTAAACGATTTATATCTACATGATTTCGGCATTGTCCTAGAGTTATCGCCAGATGACGAGGAGAAAGGCATGCTAGAAAATAACATACAAACCGCATTATCCGCTGGTCTTATAGACTTATCAGATGCAATTGACATACGCGAAGTTAAGAATCTAAAGCTAGCTAATCAGCTGTTAAAACTACGTAGAAAGCAAAAACAATTGCGCGATCAAGAAATGCAGCAGCAAAACATACAAGCGCAGGCACAAGCAAATGCGCAGGCACAACAAGTAGCGGCACAAGCGGAAATACAGAAAGAACAAGCGCTGTTCCAAACAAAAGCGCAGCTTGAACAAATGAAAGCTCAAATTGGGCAGCAGAAAATGCAAGCTGAGGTTCAATTAAAGAAAGAGCTTATGGCTTTGGAGTTCCAGTACAATATGCAACTTAAAGGTATAGAGGTTGATGGCCAAAAGTCCAAAGAGGCGCAAAAAGAAGATCGCAAAGACGAAAGAACTAAAATGCAAGCGACTCAACAAAGCGAGTTAATTGATCAAAGAAAAAATGACTCACCACCTAAGAACTTCGAATCCTCTGGAAACGATATACTTGGCGGCGGGTTCGGCTTAGGTACCTTTGAACCTAGGTAATTATAGTAATAACAATTTTATAATATCTTATCATGAGTGAAGAAACTAACCCGGTAGTGGGCGTCGATGAAGATGGCACTATCAAAGTAAACATGCAAGCTAATGCCGTTCAAGAGCAAAGCACAGATGAGGTTCCTGTACGCGACGAACCCGCAGTTAGCGAAGAAGTACCAGAACAAAACGTCGAAACAGCAGTTGAAGAACCTGCCAGAGAAGAAGAGCGCGTTCAAGATGAACAACCTGTTCAAGAAGAAGTAGCAGAACAAGAGTCCGCACTGCAAGAGATTACAGATGAAGAAGTCGAAGAGGTAGCGGAACAACTTGAAGAAGACGTAGCTACAGCAATTGAGGAGTCCACAAAAGCCGGCGCAAACTTACCTGAAAACATTCAGAAAGTTGTTGATTTTATGGACGAGACGGGCGGTACTTTAGAGGATTACGTACGGCTTAATACAGACTACTCGCAATTAAACGAAGATCAATTGCTTCGTGAATATTACGAAACGAAATACAAAGCATACGATAGAGAAGATATAGATTTTCTATTAAATGACAAATTTGCTTACGACGAAGAGCTTGACGATGAACGCGAGGTTCGTTTGAAAAAAATAGAACGCAAACGCGCGCTGTCGGAAGCTAAAGATCATTTAGACAGTTTAAAGTCTAAATATTACGATGAAATTAAAGCTGGGTCTAGGCTAAACCCTGACCAGCAAAAAGCGGTTGAATTTTTTAGTCGCTATACAAAAGAGAGTGAGGATGCTGCTAAAATTGCAGAACAACAAACCAGTAGGTTTAATCGCGAAAGCGCGAAAGTGTTCAACGAAAGTTTTCAAGGGTTTGATTACAACGTTGGGGACAAGAAGTACCGCTTCAAAGTTAACGACACTGGCAAGGTTAAGGAGACCCAAGGTGACATTAACAACTTTATCAAGAAGTTCTTGAACGAAAAAGGTGAAATGTCGGATGCCAAAGGCTACCATAAATCGCTGTTCACAGCAATGAACGCTGATCAAGTCGCACAACACTTTTATGAGCAAGGCAAAGCTGATGCAGTAAAAGATAGTATGGCCCGCACAAAAAACGTTGATATGAATCCGAGAGGGGTTCACGAAGAAGTAACAGCGGCTAATGGGTGGAAAATACGCGCGGTTGACAGTGGAACTAACAGCTCTAAGCTTAAGGTTAAGTTTAAAAAATAATAATCCATTTAAAATTTTACACAAATGGCATTTGCAACAGCGCCGGCTAGTCTGGCAAATTTAGCGCACCTAACACCACGTCCTGTTAAGGGCTTGTTCGGTGACAACTATATTCCTTTAGCGAATATGGATTTTACACAACAATTTCTTCCTGAGGTATACGAGAAAGAAGTAGAGCGTTACGGTAATCGTACGATCGGCGGATTCTTACGTATGGTAGGAGCAGAGATGCCTATGGCCTCTGATCAAGTAGTATGGTCTGAACAAGGTCGCCTACACATTGCTTACGATGATGTTGAACTAAAAACAACTAGCACA